TCTACAAGATTGAATTTCAGTATATGCTATCATAATTTTTTTCTTTTGCTAATTTAAGATCATTTTCACACATTTCTTGAACAAGTTGTTCAAATGTATATTCGGGTTCCCATTTTAATACTTCTTTTGCTTTAGAACAGTCACCAATAAGTGATTCTACTTCTGCTGGACGATAATATTCTGGATTGATTTGTACTAATGGGTTTCCTGTATTTCTATCTATACCAATTTCATTTATACCTTCACCAGACCATTCAACATCAAAACCAAAATATTTACAAGATATATTTACAAAATCTCGAACAGAATGTTGTTGTTCCATACTTATAACATAATCATCAGGTATATCATTCTGAAGCATCATCCACATAGAACGAACATAATCTTTAGCATGTCCCCAATCACGTTTCGCATCCAAATTACCAAGTTCAAGAGGTGTCTTTTTCTTTCCAACTGAAATTTCTGCAAGTGCTTTAGTGATTTTACGAGTTACAAACAATTCACCTCTTCTTGGTGATTCATGATTAAAAAGAATTCCATTACACCCAAACATACCATAAGATTCTCTATAATTTTTTACAATCCAAAAACCATAAAGTTTAGATACTCCATATGGAGAACGTGGGTAAAATGGAGTTGTTTCTTTTTGTGGTGTTTCTTGTACTTTTCCAAAAAGTTCTGAAGTTGAAGCTTGGTAGAATCTTGTTTTTTCAGATAAACCAAGAACTCGAATTGCTTCTAAAATTCTTACAACACCAACAGCATCAACATCAGTTGTATAAAGAGAATTTGTAAATGAAACTTTTACATGACTCTGTGCTGCTAAATTATAAATTTCATCTGGACGAGTTTCCTGGATAATAGAAGTAATATTAGAAAAGTCCGTCAAATCTCCATAATGAAGATGAATATTTGGATTATTTAAAAGTGGTGTAATTCTTCCTGTACTGTCCGAAATGGAATTACGACGGATAATTCCATGTACATCATATCCTTTATTCAAAAGAAATTCAGCAAGATAAGATCCATCTTGTCCAGTAATTCCAGTAATTAATGCTGTTTTCATATTTTTTACTAATATAATATCATTATACCAAAAAAAGAGAGTTTATGCAACTCTTTTTTAATATTTGTAAATATAGAGTCGTATCAAATACTGACTCCACCAGTACTTTTAAAGTCTCTCCGTGACTATGGGAGTGTAGGGAATCGAACCCTAACACGGGACTAATCTGGTCCACTTGGGATTATAAGACCCACGATGCTCCATACATCACACTCCCAAAATTTTAACAACCCTCTTCGTGATTCGTATGTATTCGAATCAGGTCGTCAACTTCTTTATACTCACCATAAGGAATCATCATAGCATCTCCGTATTCGCTAGTGATAACAAAAGACTCTCCATTTTCTACTCTTTCTAGTAGATTGTCAAAGTCTGCTTGAAATTCTTCAACTGTAAACTTTTCCATTTCAAAAATCAATATAAAAATATTTTATCAGACATTAGAATATCTGTCAATACAACTGTTAAAAAATCAAAACTTATCTAAATGATCTTCCAATCTAATCAAAAGACGTTCTACATCTTTTGTGTCTGGTCCACCATCTTGTTTAGCATAAAAAATATAATCATCCAATGATACAGTAAGTAATTCAATATCATTTTTTGAAAGCTTTGGGGTTTCCCAACTCATTTAATTTCAAACTCCATTTTTCTAATTTTACGGTTTCTTCTTGCTTCTTGATATGCAAGGTCTTCTCTTGTAAAAAGAGAAGATGAATTATTTTTTTGATCTGGTTTTGATATTAATTCCACCAAAGTCAAATCTAATGCAGTAATTTTATCATCTTTTACTGTGGTTAAATTGTCGCATCCACAACACTTAGTCTGTGTTGGATGCGACTGCAACTCTTTGTTGCACATTTTACATCTGATCTTTAACATTTTAATTCATCCGTTTTAATTCGTCAAGTATTTCAATTATAACATTAATTTTTATTCTAGAAAAGATCTCAACATCCAAACGAACTTACCATGTGCTTCGTTTAAATCATCAACAAGATTAATAGTTCCTCTTGATTTTTGTGCTTCTGCTTCTTCGGCAACTTCACCTAACATATCTATGATCTTTTTGTGCCCTTCAAGCAAATCTTTAATCATTTCCATTTCAGAAATATTCGTCTTTGCTTCTCCAACACCAGAGACTTCTACAACTCTAGATAAAGAACTAATAGGTTTAATTCCCAAATATCTCATATGTTCTGAGATGCGGTCAACTTCTTCTTGAATTGCCTGATATTGCTCTCCAAATAGATCATGAATTTGTTTAAAGTCAGGTCCCACAACATGCCAGTGGTAAACCCAGGTTTTTTGGAATAACAAAAAAAGTGATGCCTGAGCATCACTTAAAGATTTAAATAAAGTTTCCATTATACTGATACTTTTTAGTTATTTATAAAAAACCACCCCTTTCTGGGGTGGTTCCACTCAAGTTATGAGTGATTTATCAGAAAGTAAACTTGGTCTGGACTACACCACCCCAAGCAGATTCATTTTGGAATCGTTGATTGTTACTCACATAGAAGAGAGCAGGAGTGATGCTGATGTTGTCTGAAACTTGATACTTATAGAAGAATTCAAGCATTATGGCATCCTCAGAAATGTTTTCTGAGTTTCCAGGTTGACCAACAGCAACACCAGCAGTATTACCTTGATCAAACACATCAGACCACTGAAGACCGACATACCAGGAATCGGAGTCAGTAGCACCAGTGGAAGAACCTTTACCACTTACACCATTATAACCATAACCAACTGAGATAGAAGGAACGAATCCACTCTGAGAAGGTTGCCAGTAAGCATTCAGAGCAATGCTGTTGCTTTCCTGACCACTGGTAAGGGCACCAGAACCACCACCAAGAGCGTTGAAGGTGCGAACACGACTTCCTTTAGTACCATAACGGTAAGCAACCGCAGCACCCCACTGAGGAGCACGATAACCAACTTGGGTCAGGAAGTTCAATCCACTATCAGAATTGAAGACACCAGTTTCAGTATTGTCCCCATCCTGAGAGACATAGTTCAGACCAGCAAGGAAACCTCCCTGACCTTTTGTAACTTGTTGCTTCCATTGAGCACCAAAACCAGCACCAGTTGCCTTGTTATAGACACCAGAGGCACCACCAAGTTGGAAGAAGTCAAGGATTTCAGACTTATAAGCAGAAGGAACCCATGCCATCTCCGTGTTACGAACCAGAGGACCAGCAGTTAGAGTTACACTCTTACCAACTGGGAACTGATAGTACAGACGGTCAATCACAACTTGATCGGCATAAGATTCTGCCTTATCAAGTTTGAAGAGTGAAGAACTGGAACCAAAAGGATCAGAACTGAAATTACCAGAACGCAGACGAGTACGGAGCAAGTCCTTACCAGTAAATGAGGTATCAAAGTTCAGACGAACATCATAGTTAAATGCAGTATTACCTACATCAACACGTTTGTTAGTTTCAAGACCGGGAACGCCACCAAGAATAAAGTTTACTTCACCTTTGAGTTTGGTAGTGGTAGAGAATTGTGTTGCTTGAAGTTTACCAACTTTGCTTTCAAGACCATCTACACGAGAAGTGATGATAGAAAGTTCCGAATCAAACTCAGCAAGAAGTTTTTTGAGTTCATCTGTAGTTTCAGTTACACGATCCAGGCAGGCATTCAGCAGTGCTGCTGCCTCAAAACGAGTCATTGCCTGACCACCTTTGTATGTACCGTTAGGATAACCAGCAACACAACCATAACGCTCTACAAGGTTGCCAAGTGCTTGATATGCCCAATCAGTAGGTTGGACATCAGAGAATTGAGTAATACTTGTGACCTGTGCTGCCGAAGCATACTTGTTGACATCCTCAGTATTGAGTTCTACAGCATTCACCGCAGGAGCAACAAGACCCAGAGCAACCGGGACGAGCATTAATTGTTTTAGAAAATTCATATAGTTTGTTAAGAATTACAACTACGAAGTTTATTTATAATCCCAGTATTCTTACGAAATACTGGGATAATTGGATAGACCTCCCTGTTTGTGCATCGTTGAGAGGCATGGGAGGTGTGGGATTTATAAGAAGTTTGGACCTCCTTCACCCGTGAACGTACTATAAGGCATCAGGGCAATAAAGTCAACCCTTTGCTTCCTTACGGGCGTTCTTCTCTTCGGTAATCTCGCCTCTACGGGTCTTAACCAGTTTACCGACCTCTTGTAGGGCCTTACGAGCACGAGTTCCAGCAGCACTATTACCGGCAGTGAACTTTTCGTCTTCTACTTTCCACGCTTCAACAGCACTCAGTAGTTCTTGTGATACAGACATAATAATCTCCAATAAAATAAGATATGGTTATATATACGACTTTTAGTTACATCCAGACACCCAAGTAGAACATAAACGCATTTCTCCGCCTAAAGACTTACATTCATCCGTATAACACACGGATTCATCAACAGGTTTCTCTGAAAATATTGGAGCAGGAATCTCTACAGGTTTTTCTCCAGTTTTTCTCCAATACTCATCAATTGCTCCATCCACATCCCTCTTAATTCTTCGGTCAAGTTTCTCTGGGTCTTTGATGATAAACTCATTGAGAATAGTTTGTGGGAAATATTTTCGTTGCATCTCATCCAATAAGTCCCATAAAGTATTTGTGGATATTCCAGAGCATTGGGAGAGTGCTGCAATAATGGAGGACAATACGACTCCTATAATTGCATATTGTTTTATATCTGGTTTCTTCTTGCCAAAATTGAAATTAAACATAAAAAAGGAGGGTTATGAGTGCCCTCCTATATTTATTCAATTTTATGAAATTTATACTTCAACAAGAACTAAACGATTTGCGTAGTTATAAGCATAATCAGTTCTTGCCCCATGATGCCCCCAACGTATCCATTTTTTAGCAAGTCCCATATAATCATTAATAGATTTACCGGGAGTTTTCATTTTAGGTTCAATCATTTTCCAGTCACCTTCATACATCATATATTGCAATTGAGTATCAAGTGTGGAAGGGTCTCCACCAATACGAGCGGCAAACTTACCAAGACCATTATATCTTGGAGCATCCGTCCACTGGAGGGCACCAAATCCACCACTCCTACAAGCACTATAAGACACTCTAGCACCACCCTCACATACATTAGGAGTGAAGGTAGATTCTTGTCGGATATTGCCCATAATGGTTGCTATGGCATTTTTGTCAGTAATTCCACGATTCTGCAAGAATTCTACAGTCTTCGTTTCATTAGTATTACATCCTTTACAAATTAGTCTTTTTTCTTTTGGTTTATCGGGAGCAACCTCTTTGGTCGCTGTCTTTGATGTAGGCTCCTCTTGAATAATAGAAAATGGTGGCGGACCACTCACGGGTGGAGGAGGAAACACTTGGGGCAGTGTTACCGTGTTGGTTGTAACCGATGCCAAAAGGGGCAAGGCTACTGTAAAAAATTGTTGCATTTAGTTTAATAGAATTCGGCATCCGTATAAAAGGGGGGTATACCAACCCTCTCGGGAGGCACCTTCCACGGCTCTAGGTGTCACGGTCACAGACTCATAATAATTACCCTACTCATAATAGGGATTTACCATAATAAGTTATTATTTAGAATTTGTCAAAAATCCATAAAATAACCATTAATATAATCAAGTGATAATACTTCAAGATTTTCTTTTTGAATTACCCAATCACGGATTTCACTATAGATACATTCCGCATCTCTTACTCTACCCTCTTCACACAAATCGCACATACGATTAATATGTTGTTGTATCGTATTATTGCAGATTTTTTTGATATGAAGATGCATTAAAGTAATCCTTCCTGAAATATCGGTTCATGACATTTGAATTGTAATACGCAGGAGTCCCACTGTCAAGTGCTTCGGTCAGGACGTTGTTTAAAAATAATTGCCTTGTCTCTTCATAGTTTGTTTTACCTAATGTCTTATGAAGAGATACTATAGTTCTTTGGTACTTATCCTTTCCGTGTTTCTTTATATCTTCTTTTAATTCAGGACAAGAACCATAATAATTTTTCCAATCACTTTCTTGTTTTACTTTTCTTTTCTTTCCTTTTGGTGTTCTAAAAGACCAAAAGTATTTTCTTCCCAAATATTTCCTTTGAGTTTCTTCGCAACTTATCAAATAAACAAATCCAAAATTCTCTTGAATATCTTCTGTCTCAAAAACTTTTCCTTGATATAACCAAGGATTATCATAACTCATTCGGGTCTTTAATAATATTCAAAGTATTTATAGATATAACTTATCTTCAACCCTAACAGAGTGATTATAGTCATAAAAAAAGCACCTGTCAAGGTGCTTAATAAATTGTAATATTATATTAACTCACCAGAGAGGTTCATCTCTCATAGGTGGTTGCTTTTTGGTTTGTGGTTTTGTTGGAATTGTTGGAGTTGGTTTTGATGGTCCGTCCCATAGTGGAGTCTCACGAGGTTTTCCATCTCCTTCACGAGTGCTGTATCCACCAGATGGAACACTTTTTTGTAGCATTTGAGAACCAGTTTTAATAGCACCTTGAACTGATGGTCTATTCATTGTATTTTTCAAAAGTCCAGCACCAGCTCTAATTGCGTTTCCAATTGGATTTGGATTATATGATACTCCACTAACATCTTCCATAATTTGATCGAACCAACCCTCACTCATATTGTTGATAATCACATTTGCGTCATCAACTGTTGATGCAAAGTTGTTTTCGAGAAGATATGATGCTACAAACTCGTATGCGGCATATGCCTCTCTATTGAGTTCCTTTTTTTCTCTTGGAGTTAGAGTCCCTGCTGCCATAGCAGAACTTCTTGCTGACTGTAGGTCTCTATCAGAACCTTCAACCTTAGCAGCATACCCTCTAAGACCAGCACGAGGTTTGTCTCTTACTGAACCTCTTCTGTTTGAAGCAAGTCTTGTGAGTGTTTGACTTTTTGCTTGTTTTCTTTTGTTATGCTCTGCTTCAGTTTCATTTTTACCTCTTACAACATAAGGATTCTTAGCACCTCTTTCTGCTGCTGCAATAGTTCTATCTACACTACCAGAACGTTGATAGGCATTAGAACGTCTTGCAAGTTCTTGACGAGTTGCAATCTCACCTTCTTTACCTAGTTCTTTACGCATTCTTGTTGCTTCATCAAGATAAATCTCAAACATATCTTCCCAAGTATATTCACTTAGGTCATAACCTTCTTCTAAAAGTTCATTTACCCAAAGTTCAACTTCTTCGTTGTAAGACTTATCCTTCACCATAGCAATTGCTTGTGCTTTCGTCATCCCAGAAGCAATCATTCTCGCAATTCTTACATCCGCAAAGTCATTATCACCATCTTGGTCTTGGTCTACTTTTTTCTTTGCTTCGTAAATTGAAGCATAAGCACCTGCAATATCTCTAATTGTTTTTGCAGAAGGCCACTCGTAAGAATTTGCTTGGTTCACTGGAGTTATGGATTTTTTATTATTTATACTATTTGTTCCTGGTGTTGCTGGTGCAGTTGCCGATGAAACACTGGATTTAGCAACTATTGGTGCAGCAGGAACTCCAAAACCATTACGAGCAGGTGTTGGTGTTGCTGGTTTCAAAACAGCAACTCCTCCACCTTTAACAATATCATCTGCTCTTGCTTGTTGGTCTCTTGGTGAATTTCCAGTTTGATAACCAAAAGTTTTATCCATTAAAGG